AGAAATTTCAATGAATCTGTTAGACCAGATTGTACTTCGTTGTCAACATTGACTCCGAAAATTTGTTCAAACTTATTCATAAGAGCAATCCCAGAGGATTTACCAGTAAAAAGTTTGTAGACAAGGCAAGCCCAGGTATAATAGCTATCAGTACGTTTAAACCAATAGAATGAATGGTAGATATTTTCAATCGTACAAGCAATCCATTCAGCATCATGCTGCTCTTGGAAGTTCTTAAAGTCTTGACTTTGAAGATACTTCTGGATACGGGGGCCAATAACGCGACCAAACTGTTGTTCAGCTTCACGTTGTCGTTCTGTATTTTCTTCTGCTTGCAAATCAAAGACCTCCTCATCAAGGCTAAACTGTGGATTGGAGATAATAAAATTCTCAATCCCTACAGCCCAATTAATAGGTGTTTGTGCAAGACTATCAAAATTTCCACCAAACGCATGATAGCGTGTGATGCGGAGTTGATTAGGTCCTGATTGCCAATTATATTTCGTCAATGGAAATTGAGCATTCAAAAGCTCACCAGTACGAACCAATTCAATTGAGAATCGGCACTTCCAAGTTGCTTCACCAAACGATGTTTCACTTTCAAGTTCCATTGTACGATTCACTAGGTTGAACAAATCAACCATAGATGTAACTGTACATAACGTTTTTCCAAAAGAAACGATAACTTTTTGTTCAAAGGTATTTTCGCTAGATTTGAAATATGCCGGTACATACGTGTTCTTAGGATTAGGTGTATCACACACTCGATCCATAGGTAATCCAACAAAGAGTTGATTTCCACGAACACGTACCTTCCTATCCTCCTCGACATAAATCTTATTTCGCTGGGTACGTTGACCCATAAGATTCAAAACTTTCTCAGTTCCTGTTACCAATACTGCTCCGACTGCTTTACCGATAGGTTCGGCGGCGGACAAAAGGGTGCTCTCAAAGAGCTCAGAAAACGGTGTAATGCTAATTTTCGGGGGGGGCCTTTCACCAACCTAATGTAGCTTAAAGGCGTAAGCTATAATTTCTTTTACTTGTAGTCCAATGTGGATAATCGAAGCTAATGTGCTTCAGTCTACAAGTCCCGGTCTCTAACAGACCATTGTAAT